TTGTTGTCGTCGAAGATGTCAATGATGGCCGTCTCAATGCGCTTGCGGTCGGTCAGCGGACCGAAAATATACCCCTTGACTGTAAAGTTCAGTGTCCAGATAATGGCACGCCGAGTTTTATAATCACCCTCGTAGGAATCTTCCTTGGACACATTGTCCAAGATGATTGGGATATCAACTTTTGCGTCGAGACCTGGAACGAGATTGGCCGTGACGTTCCATTCTGGAGTAAAGTTTGGGAGAATCTGCTCGACGATCTTAGTGCCGTCTTCAGTATTCTTCACAGCTATGTATAACGAAAAGTTTAAGTTATACGGAACTGGGTTGAAAGCAGATACGCCGGAGTCTGGGCCGGATCTTCCGACCTTCATGATCTTAGAGAATTTTCTAGATCCGTCATACGCGAGATTTGTCATTTCAAATGACATGTATGGCAGAGTCGTCGCCACTTTATTGTCAATAGTAGGATCGCCTAGGACCCTAGCCATCAGCTTGTCTTTTGCTGCGTAAGTCAGTGGAACCTTGATAGTCTTGGTTACCTCAGAACCATCTTTGGTATTGACATAAATTTCGTTGAAGAGTGTGCCGAAAGCAACGACATACTTCCTGATCATGTCATGATCAAACGTTTGGTTGCCTAGCATTAGTAGTCCTCACCGAATGGGTTAGCCTCTGTGAAATCAAGCAGTGCATCGGCTTCAGCTTGAATCTCAGTGTTATCGAAGAATGGATCAAGCTCATCCTCGACTGTGTCTTCGTATTCAGAGTTGATAATGTAGAATCCGCTGTCATCGGTAATAGGAAGACCAGCATCGGTGAGAATAGCAAATGATGTGAGTGCTACGCTATGGCGTGTCTCAATGTCGTCAATATCAGCGATACCAGTCGTGAACTTCTCATTGGAGTATTCAAACATCTCCATCGTGAGGTCCCACGTTTGTAACGCTCCTAGCTGGTAGAACATCGCCTTTTCGTCAGAATATTGAAGCTTGAACATTTTATGGTTCAGTGGGAACCAAACAAGATCACCTTCATTCGGTCGTAGGATACCTTCTGGCGTTCCAACGGTACTCATGAAAATGCGCCTAGCAACAGTAAGCGTCATCTGGTCGCGGATCTCGATGTTGAACTTGGACATGAAGGAACCATCGCCCCCAAATGAATCTACGTTCTTGACATACATTTCGATTGGGATGGCTGTGTCATACGACACAAGTGGATCCTCGCCGTAAATCTCATCAAATCCACCAGTCTTTTTCGGCAGATAGTAAACGTCTAGCCCGTGCATACGGATAGACTCGATGATCAGATCTTCGAGGAGAAGCTGTTCATTTGCTGACGCGTAATTATTGAAATATTGGTTTGTGGTCACCGCGTGTCCTTAGCCAACCATATCAGATGGTGGAAGCGAATATGTGGTGATCATTTCTTCTTCCATCTTTCGGATCTCATCCTGAGCATCCTGGAGAATTTGTTGACCATTGAACTGAACACCACCGGGCATTTGAACACCAACGAACTTGGTGAGGTTAAGACCCCATTGCTTCTTGATCAAAGCTGTCGTATAGCGGTAGAGCCAGCGATCCTTCCAGACATCAGCAAACACAGTTGGATCCACGACCTCGTACGCCTCGACCACAAGATACTGGCCAGCCTTAACCTTGTCCCAGTTCATATCGACGTGTAGGCGATTGCGGTGACGCTCGTAGCGGATGAGTTGCTGCCCAACTAGCATCTCCTGCATGAGACCCAGCTTCTCGCGAAGCATGTAGTACGGAATCATAGAAGAGCTAGACAGCGTGTACAGATCGTTTAGAGCAATCTGATAGTTGATGTTGAAAATATCATTAGTAGACGTCATGCCCCAACCGCCCAGTTGGAATATGCGAACAGCTCCCAAGATATTCTCTGGGAGCGTGATGTATTTGTCGGTAATGTTCTGCGTCGTGATCAGGTGCTTGTAGTAAACAACAGCAGACGCATCAAAGTGATAGTCTGCGTAATAGCTTAGGGCTTCGTCGATACGATCTTCTACCTGAGTATCAGCCACGTTGATGTCGATGACTGGCTTACCTAGGGCACGCAGGCAATATTCCTTGAATTCGGCTCTAGTTGTTGGCACTGCCATTGACTTCTCCTGGGGTTACCCCCTATTTATTTACTTCTTGGTCCAGACATTATCCCGGTAGTGACTCTCGTGGGACATTCTCTTACGACGAGTAAGAGATAGCAAATCCAAATCCGGCTTCTTCATCTGCCTTGTGACTGTTTTCAGATCCAGATCCGAACGCTTGAAGGGAATAACTTGAACTAGCGGAGTACCGGCCGGCAGGATCCCATGGAAGTTAGGCTGATTGAATGTGAACGGAAAGTTAACGTATTCGAAATAGCCGTCGCAATCGACTACGCCAGCTAAGCATTGAAACCGTGGATCCGGCCTGTTGAGCGGTGGGATAAACATCGCAGAGTAGCCCTTAGGAAGCTTGATGATCCAGTAGTTCATGAACTTGATCGGCGGCTTCGGCATCAGCGGATTAGGAGCTTTGTCCGTCGTGATTTGGTTCTTGCCGTGATTCTCGATCATGGACTTATAGAAACTCCATTTGTATTCCACACCTGAGCAATCTTCGTTAACCGTGAACTCAACATCAGCGGCAAGCGGGATGATGTAACCCATAGACATGGCGTCTAGGAATGGGTTGCACCTCTTGATAGTGGAAGCTTCTAGTCCGTCGTGCAGTTTCATAGGCAGGGCTTTGAACCAATCTGGAACTAGTTTCTTTGCCGGATATGGCTTAGGAATAACGTCCCAGTCATCTGCGTCACATAGGAATTCAATCTCTGGCGTCTTCAATGCCGATACGAGGTTCATTAGTTTAGTCCTGTTGCATAAAATTGTGGTTTCACTCCAGCGTCAAGAAGTTTCTTCACGCGTCTCATCTCATTCTCGCCACCGAGAATATGGTCATCAAGGATGTTGAAATCAAGTTCGCGGATGAACAATCTAAGATCCGGCGGGAGGCTATCGAATGCCTCCATCACGTTTAGTTTGTGGATCCGCTCGTCGGCATTAAATTTGAGGCCTTGACCTCCTTGAGGCTCATCGCAACTTTGCGAGTAGTTGCGCCTGTCGTATCTGTAACGTCCCAGATTACAAATGGAAACTTGGTGATTTCCTTGTCATCAAACCAGGTGTTAACTGGTTTCAGGACTGCCTCGAACTGTGAAGAATCACTGTAGAAGAGGTTTGCGTATTCGATATTGAGGGAGTCTAGATACGATTTGATAGCAGCAGTTTCTGCCACGGTGTCATCAAGCCCACCGTATAGTGCAACGTTAGTTACCTTCATGTGATTTCTCCTATTTGAATGGGGGTCCGCTAATCCAGACCACTAGTGATTTCCGCACACCAGATTCAAGTGGTGTTACGCGGTGAAGCATGTAGCTTGGGAAGAGTGTGATGAGGCCGCGTTCACGCCGAACGGTTGTGTCAGTAGGCCCGCCTTTGATTTGTAGATCTCCGCCGGAATAATCCGCCGGATCCGAAAGCTGAAGAACCATACTCAGTTTACGGGGAGTTTTCCCGGCGGCCTGTTTGACCGTGTCCATGTGCCACGAGTAGTGATCATCTGGTTCATCATAAACCGTGTACTGGAAATCTTCAACGAATCCACCGAGATCAAATCTCCAATACTGTGCATTTGCTAGCCTAGCAACATACGCCAGACGATCATATACCCACGTCGTCTCAGGGGTTAGAGCCAACCACCCTGTTTTTGATTTACGAATGGCTTCATACTCTTCTTCCTTAGACATCCCTGAAATGATAGCTTTGTCAACAGGCAACATAGTGGTTGCGTATGAGTCTAAAGTATCAAGTTCTTCAGGTGTAAAGGCATTCTGCCACGTAACGAAATCAACATCAGAAATCTCTGTTGTTGGCATAGGCGCAAAGTTGTATATAGACATAATAAATTCCAGTTAATGGCGGACCCAAGAAACGGTCAATGACGATGAGTTTGTGGAAGTATCACCAGATCCTAGAGCAACAGAATACTGGTTGCGAGGCTTCAGGCTGACAGCTGTATTTATGACCGATGCAGTGGTCGCAGTTCCTCCAGCGTTGCCGGCAGAACCAGATTTACCTGCCCAGTTAGCAGGAGCAGCACCGCCACTTCCGCCTGGGCCAGCTCCAGTTCCGGCAGCACCGGCAGAACCAGCAGTTCCGGCATTACCAGCTGTTCCGGTTTTTCCAGACCAGTCGGCAGGAGCGGCTCCGCCAGGATTGCCGGCAGTTGCGCCAGTACCAGCAGAACCAGAGGCTCCGACGTTTCCAGCATTGCCTGCCGCACCCGCAGAACCAGGCCACGTGTTAGATGCAGCTCCGCCAGCCCCACCTGATCCTGCACCAGTTCCAGCGTTACCGGCTGCACCTGCGTTTCCAGCAGTTCCAGCTGCGCCTGTTTTGTCTGTCCAGTTAGCAGCACCTAGAACACCATCACCACCATTTCCTGCACCAGTTCCAGCGTTACCAGAAGCACCTGTGTTTCCATCGGTTCCAGCTGTGCCTGGCGATCCAGCTCCGCCGCTCGTTGGAGCATTGGCCGGAGTTGCGCCGAAGCCAGCATTACCGGCCGCACCGGTGTTTCCAGCGGTTCCTGCAGCACCTGACGAACTAGGCCATGTGTTAGGTGCGGCTCCACCAGCATTACCCGGCGTAGCACCAGTTCCGGCAGATCCTGAGTTGCCAGTTGTTCCAGCATTACCAGCAACACCAGCAGAGCCAGGCCATGATACAGGAGCAGCTCCGCCCGTGCCACCAGGAGTAGCACCAGTTCCAGCGTTACCAGAGGCTCCAGTGTTTCCGGCCGTACCAGAAGCACCTGACGAACTAGGCCATGTGTTAGGTGCGGCTCCGCCAGCATTACCCGGCGTAGCACCAGTTCCGGCATTTCCGGAAGCACCTACGTTACCAGCGGCACCAGGGTTACCAGCGCTTCCAGGGTTTCCGGCACCACCCGCATCTCCTGGGAATCCTGATTCACCAAATCCTGGATAGTTTAGTTCAATTTCAGTGTTTAGGTCGCCGCCAATACCACCCGCCCCGCCACCGTCAGGCCCAGCGGCTGGAGCACTTTGTCTGGAAGTAGCACTGGCTCCGCCATCTCCGCCAGCTCCACCGGCTCCGCCTGTTCCACCTGCTCCAGCGTTACCACCCGTTCCGGCGTTTCCAGATGATCCTGGGTTACCAGCATTTCCTGCAGATCCAGCTGTTCCCGCGGCTCCACCTGGGCCAGCAAGTCCATTTGTTCCTGTGTTTCCTGCGTTACCTGCAGATCCGACATTTCCTGCGTTACCAGCACCACCAGCGTTTCCTGCTACACCGCCTGGTCCGCCAGCGCCATTGGATCCTGGGTTTCCTGGATTACCGGCACCACCAGCGGTTCCAGCGTTTCCTGCAGCACCAGCCGTTCCGGCTGCGCCGCCTGGACCAGCCAGTCCGTTATTGCCTGGATTTCCTGGATTACCAGATGAACCCGCGTTGCCTGGGTTTCCTGCAGCACCCGCGCCGCCGGCAGAGCCAGCGGCTCCACCGGGTCCGTTAGTTCCTGGGTTTCCTGCGTTGCCGGAGAATCCTCTGTTGCCTGGGTTTCCTGCGGCACCAGCGGCTCCGACGTTTCCTGCGGGTCCACCAACACCAGCGGTTCCTGGGTTTCCTGGATTACCGGCCGAACCCGCGTTGCCTGGGTTTCCTGCAGCACCCGCGGTTCCTGCAGCACCGCCCGGCCCTGCCGCACCGTTAGTGCCAGCATTTCCTGGGTTGCCGGAGAATCCTTGTGAGCCTGGGTTTCCTGCTGATCCGCCAGTTCCTGCCACACCGCCGGGGCCACCAACACCGTTAGATCCTGGGTTACCGGCATTTCCAGATGTTCCTTGTGAACCTGGGTTTCCGGCAGCGCCAGCGTTTCCTGCAGCACCGCCAGGCCCAGCAGTTCCGCCACTTCCACCATTTCCTGCAGCACCGCCAGCAGTTCCAGTGAATACTAGGATTGTAGTTTCACCTAGACTGAATAGAGTACTTCCACCCGGTGCTCCTGCGCTTCCAGCCGCTCCTGGCGTCCCTGCATTACCTGCTGCACCGGTATTTCCAGCAGCACCAGCAGCACCAGCAGATCCAGACCAACTAGCAGGAGCTGCTCCGCCTGGTCCACCAGGCGTTGCACCGGTACCAGCATTACCGGATGATCCTGCGTTACCCGGGTTGCCAGCTGCTCCGGCAGAACCGGGCCAGTTGGCAGGAGCAGCACCCCCAGGATTTCCTGCAGTTGCGCCAGTACCAGCGGAACCAGAGGCTCCGACGTTACCAGCAGTTCCTGCTGCTCCGGCTGAACCGGGCCATGTATTAGGTGCGGCTCCACCGGCTCCGCCGGATCCGCCTGGATTTCCTGCGTTACCTGCAGCCCCGCCCGTGCCTGGGTTACCAGCAACACCAGCCGAATCTGGCCATGATGCAGGAGAAGCACTTCCAGGGTTACCGGATGTAGCTCCGGTTCCAGAGGTGCCAACGTTACCAGCAGTTCCAGCGTTACCGGGAGATCCAGTCTTACCGGTCCAGTTTGCAGGAGCCGCCGAGCCAGTTCCGCCAGAAGTAGCTCCGATTCCAGCATTACCTGCAGCACCTGTGTTTCCGGCTGTTCCTACAGCGCCACTCTTACCAGTCCAGTTTGCCGGAGCGTTTCCGCCTGCGCCACCCGGGGTAGCTCCAGTTCCCGCGTTACCAGTGGTTCCTGCGTTACCAGCAGTTCCTGCCGCGCCGGCGGAACCAGGCCATGTGTTAGGTGCAGCTCCGCCTGGTCCGCCGGCGGTTGCGCCAGTTCCAGCGTTACCAGTAGCGCCTGTCGATCCAGCATTGCCGGCTACACCCGACGTTCCTGGGTTTCCAGGCGATCCAGCATTTCCTGCCGCGCCTGGGTTTCCTGGGTTACCAGAAGCACCCGCAGAACCAGGGCTTCCAGGAGTGCCGACGTTGGCAGATGAAGGTGTAGCGTTTCCGCCTGGTCCGCCAGATCCGCCAGTAGCAGCTCCTGTTTTGAAGCCACCTTGACCAGCGGCCCCAGGAGTTCCGCTATATGTTAGAGTTTCATCGAAGGCGCCGCCACCCCCTCCGCCGCCGCCAGGGCCACCTTGTTGGCCTGGGTTTCCTGGGTTTCCAGATGCTCCTGCTGGACCGCCCGCTCCGCCAGTTCCGGCTGATCCGTTCGTTCCTGGGTTTCCAGGGTTGCCGGACGCACCGACGTTTCCAGCATTACCGGCGGCACCTGGGTTTCCGCCGACACCGCCTGGTCCACCGACGCCGTTAGAACCTGGGTTTCCAGGGTTGCCGGCATTACCTACTGCTCCAGCATTTCCTGCAGCACCAGCGTTTCCACCTGCGCCGCCAGGTCCAGCAAGGCCGTTATTGCCTGGGTTTCCAGGGTTCCCAGAAGCACCAACGTTTCCAGCATTTCCTGCAGCACCGGCGTTTCCACCTGCGCCGCCAGGTCCAGCAAGGCCGTTATTGCCTGGGTTTCCAGGGTTTCCTGGGTTACCAGAACCGCCAACGTTTCCAGCAGATCCGGCAGTTCCGCCAGCTCCACCTGGTCCAGCTGCGCCGTTTGTTCCTGGGTTTCCAGGGTTTCCTCCGGTTCCACGGTTGCCGGTGCCTCCAGCGTTTCCGGCCGTACCCGCGGCTCCACCTGGCCCTGCGTTACCAGCAGTTCCTGGGTTTCCAGGGTTGCCGGAACCACCAGCAGTTCCTGCGTTACCAGCAGATCCTCCAGTTCCGGCAGCTCCTCCTGGGCCAGCTGCTCCGTTTGTTCCTGTATTACCTGGGTTTCCAGATGTTCCAGCGTTGCCTGGGTTTCCTGCAGCACCGGCTGTTCCAGCAATACCAGCAGGTCCGCCGAGACCGTTATTGCCTGGGTTTCCTGGATTGCCGGCTGAACCCGCGTTGCCTGGGTTTCCTGCGGCGCCGGACGTGCCTGGGTATCCAGACCCAGCTCGGCCGGCGACAGTCGCTTTGATCACTCCAAATTTAGGGGTAAACGTACCAGAAGCATTGAAGCTCGAGCTTCCTGCTTCTACGATACTTTTCTTTTGGATGAATCGGTGTGATGCACCTATTGGCATGGCGATTCTACCTTAAGAAACATTGGCAAATGAGTGTGCACCGATCCACATGACCCCGCCATCGACGGTCCAGAA